ATCATCTTTGTCAGAAGAGAAGTTCACCCCACTTATTGATATGATTAAAGAAAAGAACTGGAGTGGAATGAGAAAGTGGGTTGGAACTAATTCTGATAACGACTTCAATGCACTATTCAGAAAAGTATTCAATGCACTTGAACAAAGATTGGAACCAACATCTATACCAGCTGCAGTTCTAATTATTGCAGACTACCAATACAAATCTGCATTTGCAATGGATTCAGAGATTAACTTTACTGCATGTCTAACAGAGATTATGTCGGAGTGTAAATTTAAGTAATGGGTAAACTAAGACAATGGATAGCTAGATGGTTTGATATTCAAATAGAAAACTCATGGAAAAGAAAAGCAAACAAAATGTTTGCAAAACATAGTGTAGAATATAGAGACGGAGATAACACATGACACAATATGATGAGAGAGTCGAACTGCAAAGACTTAAAATAGAAGCAGAAACATGGGCAAAGGGTGTGAAAGCAATACATGCTCATTCATTGGATTCAATGCATTATGATACTAGACCACAAGATACCGAAGATGGTAAAAGTGTTCTTGATATTGAACACAATGACGGTAGTGTCAAAAGAACTACTGCAGAAAACGAAACAGTTATGTTAGGAACAACACTTAGAGGTCAAGACCTCTTAGATGCTTATTCAAGAAACACTTAATGGTCAAACGCAATCCTTTTGACTTTGTCAAGTCAGTCTCTTATGATAAAAAAGATATCATGGTTGACAATGTCGAAGAGAAAGCATATGCCCCATTCCTTATAAATAAATCCTTATCTTACCACCAAGATTCTTTATTTTTTACTAATGAAATGAATTGTAGACATGGTCTAGACCACCGTCTTCAATACCTCTTTTTACTAAATACTCTTAGGAAAAGACAAAGGTTTTCTCAATGGAGTAAACCCTATCTTAGTAAAAAATTAGACACAATTAAAGACTATTATCAAATTTCAACACTGAAAGCAAAAGAATACATGGAAGTGTTAAGTGATAAAGAAGTCCGTGAGTTGAAAAAGAGAATGAAAACAGGTGGACAAAACAATGAATGAGAATGAAACTCTAGTCAAAGACTTAGTAGAAATAACATTCCCCGAAAAAGACGACTTTTTAAAGATAAGAGAAACACTTACACGCATAGGTGTTGCATCAAGAAGAGAACAAGAACTGTTCCAGTCATGCCACATACTTCACAAACGTGGTAAATACTATATCACACACTTCAAAGAACTATTCAAATTAGATGGTAAACCTACAAGCATAGATGAATCTGATATAGGTAGAAGAAATACTATTGTTAAATTATTAGAACAATGGAAACTTATATCAATTGTAGACGAAAGTATGGTTTCAGAACCTATCGCACCATTATCCCAAATTAAAATTATTCCTCATAAAGAAAAGAATGAATGGAAGTTAACAACAAAATATTCCATAGGCAACACTAAAAATACCTAAATACTAGTTAGATATAACTAATATAGGAGAAAGTATGTTTTCAGGCATTGTATCTTTTATTATGGGAATTTGGAACTTATTGATGATTATACCGATTGTTATTTCAATCGCATCACTCATCATAAGTTTAACACCGACACCTAAAGACGATAAAGTCTGGGCAAAAGTGTATAAATACTTGGAAGTCTTGGCACTTGCAATTGGTAAGGCAAAAGACAAAAATCCTTTACTGGATAAATAACTATAACGGGAGATAAATTATGGAAATTATAGCAGGAATACTAATATTAGTAGGTATTGTTTATTTCTTTAATAAAGACAAAGGAAGTAAAACACCAGTGTCATCTGTTGCAAAAGGTAATACAGCACCAGTTGCTGATAAAAATGGTAATGGTATAACATCTAAGGCAGAGCTTAAGAAGTTAACTAAAAACCAATTGATTGAACTTGCTGATAAGAAAAATCTTAAAGTAAAGAAATCGGGTACTAAAGCTGCAGTTATTAATGAAATTCATGCGAAACTGAAATAGCACACTTAGTTATTAAGAAGGGGTCTTTATGACCCCTTTTTTGTGTTTCTACTAAACGATTATCATAAATAAAGGTATGGATATATTTGGATTGATAAGTGAAGTCGGAGCCCCTATTGCTGGAAGTCTAGTGATGGGTTTCTTTATTTTTACGGTTATCAAACAAATACTTGAAGGAGTTGTGGATGATATCAAAACATTAACAATGTTCTGTAAGTCACTGGAAAATCGTGCAAGAACAATGTCTAATGAAATGATTAAAATTGACTTACTAGTGTCAAGTGCATTAGAACTTAAGCCCGATATAGAAAGAGTTGCACGTGCAGAGAACTTTATAGAAGACGGGAAACTTGACGTAAGAAGAGATTAATTATGGAAGAAATTGCACAACTGATATCAGAATATGGATTTCCAATCGTAATGATGGTTGGACTTGGATACTTTGTATACTATATTTGGTGGTTTGTGGGTGAAGAATTAGAACCCGAAATTGAAAAACAACACTTTGCATTGATTAAAGTGATTGACCAAGTAAGAATGCTAGACCAAGATTTGATTAGACTTCAACAAAAAGTTGATGTTGTTCTTGAATATAAAGAGAACGAAAAGAAAAGGAAACCATTAGATGATAAAACCGACAGTAGTAATAATTAGTATTTGTTTTGCACTTAGTATAAGTGCTGACGAAATAGTACACAAATTCAAAAGTCCTTCTTTCAGTGGAATAGGACAGAGTTCACACTATCTTACAATTGAGAATCAAGAAAAATCAAGACGTGACAAGATAGCACAAGACATAGAAGATAGAATTGCAAAAGCAGAAAGGGAAGCAGATAACACCACCCTTGCCAAATTTTTGAGAAATGTGGAGAGTAGAATTTATGCTCAGATAGCAAAACAGTTAGTAGAAAATATGTTCTCTAATGGTGAAGCTGCATCATATGGTGTTTTCTCAATAGAAGGGAATACAGTCACATACGAAAAATTGGTTGGAGAAGATGGTGCAGAATTTATTAGATTGACAATTGTATCACAAGACGGAACAACAACAACTTTAGATATACCAGTTGGAACAGGAAGTTTCTAAATGAAAAACGTAGGATTACTAGGACTAGTCATAGTCTTGTTCACCAGTGGGTGTGCAAGTATTCCTTCTATGCAAGACACTTGTGATTCTACAGTTATGCAACGTGTAGGTTCATGTATTGAAGAAGCAGAGGTTGTNAAGATACCNACCTATCAAGAACTTACAGACTTACCACCTGCTGAGACAATGCCGATTGTTGCAGTGTATGGTTTCCTAGATAAGACAGGACAAAGGAAAAGAATGGATGGAGTTGCATCATTCTCAACTGCAGTGACCCAAGGTGCAGAAGCATTCTTAATTGATGCACTTAAAACTGCTGGAAAGGGTAAATGGTTTAGAGTAGTAGAGAGAACAAATTTAGATGCACTTGTAAGAGAGAGACAAATCATACGAAGTGCAAGAGAAGACTTTGCAAATCAAGAAGGTAATGAAGATTCCCCAAAAGGAATCCAACCTCTCTTATTTGCTGGTATCCTACTTGACGGTGGGATAGTTGGTTATGACACTAACATTGAAAGTGGTGGACGAGGTGCAAGAACACTTGGCATCGGTGCATCAAACTCCTATAGGAGAGATGTGGTGACCGTAAGTTTGAGAGGAATCTCAACACTTACAGGAGAAATTTTATTAAATGTCCAAACTAAGAAGACGATTCTTAGCACGGGTGGTGGATATGATGTGTTCAAGTTTGTGGATATGGATACACAACTTGTTGAAGTAGAAGATGGTGTAGCATCAAATGAAGGAGTCACGAAAGCGACTCGTTCTGCAATTGAACTTGCTGTCTTAGAATTAATATACCAAGGACACGATAGAGGTTTTTGGGAAATAACAGGTGGACATCGTCACCCCCATGGAACTCATGGGAGAAACGAACTTCACGATATAGAGGAAAAACAAAATGAGGAATAAATTATTCATTACATTATGTTTATCATTAGGGTTAACTGGTTTCGTATCTGCTGGTGCAGATGATAACGAGATTTGGATACAACAGTCAGGTGACAATTTAATTTTAAATTTCACTCAACGAGGTTATGGAAACAAAGTCGGATTAGATGATTTCTCAGGAACATCTGCAGACATGATTATAACTGGTGCATCTAACAGTTTAACATTAATACAAGACGGAGACAACAACAAATTGTTCGGGCCTTTTCTTGCAGATAGTTCAACAGTAAACTTAACTTTTACTGGTGATTCTAACTCAATGGATTGGAACGTAGGTTATCA